CAACGAGTATCCCCACTAAAGCAATAGTTACTACTAACTCTATCAGAGTAAATCCGCTAGAGTTTTTCATTAGTGTAGCCCCTATAGACTAGCTCTTGTACCAAGAGTACCAGAAGCAGCACTGTCTCCTGTTTGTGTTCCCTTGTCATAAGCCCAACCTACACGAGAATTGTCGCCACGCTGATGAGTGATTTTATTGGTAGTGGTGTTATATGTCCACTCGCCATCTGTATCCGCATCATCTGCATCATTGGCATCATATCCTACTGGTTTAGTATCTAAAGCATCCCAGGGATTTGTTGGCCAACTTCTACGACCATTGTCCATAAGTTGTTCTGTAGCGTATGTTTCTAAACCAGCCTTGATTGCACTAATGACCGCATCTTCAGCTGCCGCTTCTGCCTTCTCAACAGATGTCATATATCGTGGAATCGCAACGGCTGCCAAAATACCTAAAATGATTGTAACCATAATAAGTTCAATTAATGTAAATCCTTTACTGTTTTTAAACATGATTATCTCCTACGGCTGTAACTTCTTATTGAAGTTAGATGGGTTTTCTAAGTCAGCAACATACAAGATTGGTGCATAAGAGGAAGCTCCACTTCCACCACCTGGTATAACTGCGTAAATGTAATGACCATCCTGAAAAGGTGATCCGACTGGATTACCACCGAATTGGTCTAAGAATTCTTCAGCACCAACATGCTCATCAAATGCACCATCTTTGTCATCATCTTCACTTATAGAGATGTTATGACCACTTGGAATCAAAGATTCTCCAGCAGCATCCTTAGTTGTTGTACCGAATACAGAAACCCAATTTGCACCTTCAACATCATCAAAAGATGTAAAAGCAGCAACACCTTGTTGTAACAAAGTATCAACAGCATATCCACCGATTTGGTTGTCATACTTTAACTGACCAGGAAATCTTCCACGGCCTTCTTCAGTTACCATTGAGTTATAAAAGTTATTAGCAGATTTAACAATTTTGTCAATATCAGCTAATGTTTTCTTTTCTTTAGCACCTTCACCAACACCTGAAAACTTAGGTGCAGCAGTAGTAGCAAGTGTAGCCATCATCGCAGTTGTTACTGCAAATTCAGCAAGTGTATTACCACTTGTGCTCTTTAAATATCGTTTGATTGATTTGAACATTTCAGTTCTCCTTATTATTTGATTATAATCCAGTACCACCGTGGTACATCTTATACTATATATGTTACAAGAACTGTACCAAAGTACCCGTTTTTAAAAAGATTATGTAAAATAATTATATAAAGATATATTTAAAGTTATTTCATATTTAATTTAAAATATTAAAGAATTGATATTTTTATTTTCTTGGAAGTTTTTTAAAGTGTATCATATTGGTATTACAAAATGTTACACTATGTATTGTTTAGTTACGCAGTAGAGGTAAATCTCCATCTAGCATTTCAAAGGTCAATATGTATTTTCGATGTTCTTCATCATCCCACTCTTCATAATAAATAGGCATATTTCCTTTTTCGGTAAATACTCTATTTACCATTTCTACTTGTTTTTTTGTATGACATATAAATTGTGTCCTACCATCAGGATACCAATTTATTAAAACCGACCTACCTTCAGGTGGTAATTTGGGATAAGATTTTTTCTTGGAATTCTTGAATACCATCCGCCAAATTCTTTTCCCAATCTTCATGAGCTTGTTCATCAGCACCATCCGTTATATATTTAAAAGAGATAAAAGGTATGTCGTAATGATAGCAAACCTTTGCTAAAGCATAGGCCTCCATATCAACAACCTCACCATAATACTGTGATTTATCTTCTACAAAACAATCACCACTCCCACAAGTAGCATGTCTACCTATTGGGTTAAAATCTGATTTAGTTTCCAGCATTAATGGTGGTTCTTTCTCGAATGGTGTTTCACCTCTCATAAATCCAAGACCTGTAACATCCATATCTCTTTGTACAAACTTAGTACAATCCACTAATGTTTTCTTTTTAATCTTTCTACTACCAGCAGTACCATAATTAATTACTACATCATAAGGAAATTCAGTTCCCCACGATTCTATAAACTGTGTTAATTTATAGGTGGCATTGACTTTTCCTACACCAGTATATAATGTATCGTATGTATTTAACTGACCTTGTGTTTCTACTTCTAATGCAGATACTATTAAAACTTTATGTTTTTTCATATTAGTATTACCTTTAATATGTTTAGGTATGTATGGACACATTAAGCAACCATATCCACAACAATAACCTCTATCTACTAAAAATTGTCTTGATAACATTACTCATATTCTACTACACTTTCTACCTTCATACCATTATTTCCAGCCCAAATCTTTGGTATGAATTTCAAATCTACTAAAACCAAATGGTCTATGATATCATACCCAGCTTGGAACGCTAGATTGTGAGTAGCCATCATTGTACCACCAGTAGCCAACACATCATCAACTATAACTGCTGTTACAGGATTATGAGTATCATAATCAATATGTTGCATTTCCAATGTCGCTTTACCATACTCTAAAGAATAACTTTCCTTACAATCAGCATTAGGTAACTTACCTTCTTTTCTAGCACACACCACACCACCACCGAAGTATGTGGCTAAGGCCGCGGCAAATAGGAATCCTCTTGAATCAATGCCTATCCAATAATCAGGACACCTATTACTAGCATCAACACACCTACCCATATCCACAATAGCAGAACGGAATGTTTGTTCATCTGCAAGTAGTGGTGATATATCCTTAAACCCTACACCTGGTTTAGGAAAGTCTGGTACATCTGTAATATATTCTTTATAACCATCGCCAAAATCATCTGACATTTATTCTTCTCCTTCAGGATCTACATCCTTCATTTTCATTATCTTTAACTTGGTTTCTTCGAGCCATAATATCCACTCGTCAATCAAACCAATAATCTTGTTTTTGTCTACATCGTAATGTTCATTGTCAAGAATTTTATCCACCCATGTTTTAACCATGTTAAGATAACCCGATAGCCATGTAGCTATCTCTGTTCTTTCATTAGACCATATACTCATCATTAACTCCATTGTTATTTCAAAATAGTTATAGTGGTTATTTCCGTATTATTGTGAATATTATATATCCCACTTGGGAGTGTTTTTGTATCCCAACGAAATGTACCACTTAACTCCAACTCTTCAACTAACCTACCAGTAATATCATATATCTTTGTATTACCGCTACCATTTAGATTTACATAAGCATTGGATGGGTTAGGCCATGCCAATACCTTCTCGGATATAAAATACCCTTTTGTTAATTCTTTAACTTCCTCTTCTGTAAAATTAGATTGTATCCAAGCCATAGCCTGATTTTGGTTTCCGCCAAATATGTATTGAACCAAACCAATTACATCTAATATATTTAATGTACCATCCATTGTAATATCACCAGCCTCATAAGCACATTGACTTTCATTTTCACCCAATACCACATCAACTAATATAAGTATATCTTCAATGGATAATTCTAAATCTGCATTGACATCACCACCTGTCCATATCATATTATTACAAGGATCACAAATATCCCCTAATCCATCCTGGTCAGAATCTACTTGTGTAGGATTATATTCATCCATACAATTATCAGCATCATCCATGATACCATCCCCATCCATATCCAATACTAAATTCTCTATACCTTCTTCTATAGCGGCCAATATAGCATTTAGATTGTGACCTGATTGGGAATATATTACTGTACCATCACCACCTATTACAACATTGTGAGGAACATACCCAATACCAAATAATGCATAAATGTCACTACCACTACCATCATCCAATACAGGAAAGGTTTGTCCAAATGTTTCAGCCCAACTCGTACAACTATATGGTTGATTCCAATCCATCCCTGCTGTTACTATTTCTAAATTACCACTTGGTAAATAATCTTGATATATCTGTTCTAATTGCGGAGCCTCCGATTGACATGGTCCTCACCAAGTCGCGAATGATGCAATGAATGTTACTTTGTCCACACCTTGTTCAGCGTAAGACCAATAGCCTTCTCCGTTAAAACAGATGTCTGCACCAAAGTCATCTACAATATCTCCCTCTATATAAGTTTGTCCAAATGTCAAACCAAAAAATAATAATGTACTAAATATTTTTTTCATCTTAATCTCCTTATGTTAATTTATCCTAAGTTACTTACTTGTATAAGTATAATGGCCAAACCTAATAGTAAACAAATTAATGTTTTAATTGTTGGTATTTCTCCTACCATTAACCAGGCCATCAAACCAAATACTATTGTACCAATACCAAATCCAGCTAACCTCATATTCCAAAAGGCACCAAAGTGTTCGTATGACCATTTAGTACTCCAAAAAAATAATGGAGCTATTGCTAAACTTGTTAAGTATAGCCATGTTAAAGATTTTAGAAAAGGTTTATCTGGCCACACTACCCAAGCTTGTAATTGAAAGAAGGCAATCATACCACCAATGATTTGGAATATAATTGACATCATCAATTTACTCATCTAATATTCCTCGCCGTATAAAGAATATTTCTTTATTGGTTCTGGCTTCTCCTTACCATCCTCGACATGAACCTCACCCTTCTGTGCATCAAGATAAAATTGTCCTAATCCAGTATCCATGTAAATAGCATTTAATACCTCTGTCAATGATGAATAAATCTTATCATCTTCTGTATTGGTCAACGCCCATCTATCTCCTGGTGGTACTCGTTTAGCTTTTAATTCTTTCATACCCATTCCTTATTGATAGCATCTAAGCCTGGCCATTCTTGTTGGACATCATCCTCTGGTTTAACCACTAATATTTTCTCATCACTACCTATGGCTCGTTTGTAAATAGTCTTACCACCATCAGGTGATTCAAATATCCATTCAGTACCATCGCCATCATATCGTGTAGTTTCTTTAACTGGTGTATTTTCTACCTTGTACAATCTTCTCTTCTGTTTACTCTTAGCCATTTAACAATCCCTTATCTTCTCTCACATAACCATCATCCTCAAAATACTTTTTTAATACTTCAAGGTTTTCATCTGCCTCTGATAACTTATGTGTCCATTCGTTAATCTCTTCCAATAACTTAGAGTGTTCTCCTATACCAACTGATTTTTGAAAGTATAGTTCTAATGTTGCGATTGCATTATCTCTTTGTGCTTCCCAATGGGATATAGCAGCTTTATAAAATTTACTCATTTACTTTTCCTCAATGAATTTATTAATATTATATCTTCCTGTATCTCCGATAAACTTCTTATGGTTATATCTACCGATACCTCTACTCTTCAATCTCTTATCCTTGACATTGCTTCTCAAATGTACTTCGGATTTAGACTTTGCCTTATGGCACTTTTTACATAATGTCTGTAAGTTTTCCATAGCATAATATGTCCAATCTATGTTATCCGGACTTACACCTTTTTGTTCCACTAATGGTTTAATATGGTCTACATCCCATCTACCAGATGATACACCACAATGATTACAAACACCACTATCTCTTCTAAAGACCTGTGCTCTCTGTTCTCGACTATGGTATATAATCATATATTGTGTAGCACACTCTGTATGCCAATTCTTTCTACCATTGACACTTCCATCTTCATTCAGTATCATATTACCACACCACCTACATTGTCCTTTTACTTTTGTATAATAACAATCAGGTTTGGGTGGTAGTCTGAAATTACCATTCCATTTTTCCTTCTTCTTACCAAAGGTTTTTTCATGTCGTTTTGACCACCTACTTAATGGCATTTAATCTCCTAATACTTAAAGAAATCACTAAAATCATCTTTATATAGATTCCAAGTTAGTATCAGTATTCCTACAAATGTTCCTAACCCGATATACAATTCTATATACGACATTTCATACTCCTATTATAAATATGTTAATAATTAATTTTGAGTCGTGGGTGAGATTCGCACTCACATGAATGGATTTGCAATCCACCACCTATCTCTTCGGTCACCACGACATTGTGGAGCTGACAGGGTATGATCCTGCAACCTTCGCAGTGCAAGTGCGATGCTCTCCCAAATTGAGCTACAGCCCCATTAATTTTTATTGATTATATTTCTTCAAAAACCTTCTAACTTGTGTATGTGAGACTCCCCACATTTTACCTAATTTTGTTACATAACCCCAAGACTTACCAATACCATGAACATCTTGTAATCTTTGTTGTACTACTTCTTCTGTTAATGTCATCGCATTATTTTCTTTAATCTTTCTTCTTGCTTCATCACTATGAGTCTTACCATAGAATCCATTTTCAACACCTGACTTACCTGTTACAGTACCATCAGCCCATCTTTGTTTCCAACCAATGTGTCTACCCTCTTTAACAGATTTTCTTATACCCGCTATTCTTTTAGCTATCATAGTTTTATCTTTCTGTAAATAATCAAAACCACCTTCTCCACCGATTTTTAGATTGTAAGTCTCTGGTCTATCAACATATTCTGCAGTAACTATTTCTTTCTCTTTGGCAAGAGCATCTTCTCGGTTATCATATTCATACAAAATTTCTTTAATGAATTTATCTTTACCATACTTCTGTATAGCCTGTTCTAATATCTTACCAGAACCAAGATATCCATCATTCAAATCTTCCGTAGAATGGTAACCTGTATACTCTTTGTTGTTAACCGTATTGGTTGTTCTATATATGATATATTTTTTCATCAATTTCTCCTATAACTAAATAGTTTATGCAATAGACTTACTATTATATATAGTACCTTACTTACACAAAATACAAATAAAATAAAAAGTACGCTTTCTTTTAATCTATGATATAACCCACCCCATTGAGATTTTACCTTTTCGGTTTCATCTACGAGGGTTTGAATTCCTCTTGAATAATCCATTCGATTCCCTTAAAACCTTTTTCATTAAGTAGTTCACGAAGTTTATCTTCATTCTCCGCATACAACCAAAATTCAATAACCTTACCTTCGGGCTTAAAGATTGTCATATCTCTAGCCCGAATATGAAAGCCAACTTTTTTCACTACACTTTGGTAAGTTTATTTCTAAGATTAGTTTTCTTGTAACCTTGTTTACCTGTAGCAAACATAGTACCATTCTCACCTATACGATGTGTATATGTACCATTAGTACCTGTCTCGGTAAGTATTACGGTATAATTAGATACTACTGGTTTACCATCAACATCTAATACAATACCATCTTTATTTTCTTTGTAATGAATCTCTTCAATAGTATAAGCCTCTGCACCCATTCCTGATAAACCTATCTTTACATAGTCACCTACTTTTATTGGATACTTTTCTAAATCCACAACATGCTTTTTCTTGCGACCGCGTTTAGCCATTTTAATTCCTTATATTTTAGTTATTAATTAAGTTTTAATTTACGAATAATTTTGGTAAAAGTCAAGTATTAATTTGGTAAATCTTTTGCATCCAAAGGACCCTCGTCTACAAACTCAATATTAAATCCCATGGCGTCCACTAGATTATCAACTAACTCATTGTACTCTGGATACTTTAATGAGATGTCAATTAAGTTCTGTACATATTCAAGTGGCATTTCATCTAAATCATATTCTTCCATGATACTGGTTTGAGTGACAACTGCTTCAATGGCTACCTTTAGGTCATGAGGCATATCCTCTTCTAAGATTTCCAATTCTTTATATTCCTTATCTTTCATATTAATAAATATTAATTATCATAATATTTTTCAATCCACCTATTAACCCAATATATTACATAGTCAATATCTTTTTCTACCATTCTATTATGTACTGGTAAAGATATCAACTTAACCCATTCTTTTTCACAAACAGGATATACTCTATCTTGTTTTATAGGTCCATATTTATATAAAGGTTTAAAATGAACTGATGTATGTATATTCTTACTAGCTAAATAATCAATTAAATTATCTCGTGTTATTGAAGTATGACCACTACCATCCGGAGCCTGATTTGTAAATTTTTGTGGTAACTTAGCACAATAATACTGTACGGTTTCTGTATGATATGGTCTTTCTATAATAGGGTGTAATTCTTCATTGTATCTTTTTTGTACATGCCTACGGAACTCCAAGTTAGCAGGCAACTTCTTCATCTGTTCTAAACATATAGCTGCCATTATATCAATCATATAATATTTATATCCGAGAATATCTACTTGGTAATCCCAAGCATATCCTGGTTTAGCACCACTAGCTCTACTCCATGTTGAGGATACTCCGAACCAAGTCATCTCTCTACACTTTTCAATTAATTCTTTATCATTACTTGTAATCATTCCACCATCACCACACGGCATCGTCTTAACTGCTTGGAATGACCAAACAGCAGCATCACCACCTTGACCAGCACCTGGTGTATAACAACTATGGGCTGTATCCTCTAGTATAAATCCACCAAATACTTTTCTTAATCGTTCCCAATCACACGGTACACCAGCTTGATTAACTGCAATCATAACTTCACTATTTGGTTTCTTATACTTCTCAACATCATCAGGATCAATACACATTGTATCTGGTAAAACATCAACTATGTTGGATGTAAATCCATTCCATAAAGGAATCATAGCGGTGGCTATAAATGATATAGCAGGATTGATTACATCAATATCCTTTAACCCCAATGCCTTCATTACCAAATCTTGACCATGTGATGCACTTGTAACTGCACAGGCATATTTATGTCCAACCATCTCTGCAAACTTCTCCTCGAACTCTGCAACTTTAGGACCCTTACCCCACCAACCACTTTCAATAACTTCTTGTAAAGCCTGTACTTCTTCTTTACCACCTTTAGGTGCTAATACAGGCAACATTTTATCTCTAACTTTCATCTTGATTCTCCGAAAATACCTCTACCATTAAAACATTCTTATCATTAATCATGATATACCTACCATCCTTACATTTAAATTTTGTGAACTGTCCTTGTTCAATTGAGAGAGTATCAATACCATGAATGGTCTTTCTATAACCTTCTTTGAAATGAATTATTTGTGTAACATATCTACCCTCGTGTGCTACAGAAGATAGTAAATTTTTACTGTCCATTTTTCTCTACATCCTTAATTCTGTAATCTAAACCTCTTTGACATTCATAAATATAATCTGAATCAACATAGGTATTACTTAACCAAGTAATTGTATTTTGACCAAATACCTTATTCATCTTATAACAATTTAATGCTGGAAATAAATTACCAAACGAACCCAATCCCTTAGTACCTCTATAATGTGGACCACCTTTTGGACACCAATCATCTGGTTCAGTTAGTGGTGGAATATATGCTTCTCGTCTTGGTTCAAAACCACCCATCTCTTTTACACTACCAGCAGTCATACAAATAAAAGATGGTCTAACTTTTACTATTTGTAATACTGAATTGAATAGATGTTGGTTCTCATCTTTGACATAATCTCTAAATGTAGCACCATCAAATTCTTCTTTAATTCCAATTTCGGTTTTATTGTTGGGATTGAATGTATCGGGATAATCTCTACCATTGCCAATTACTTTATAACCCTCATTTAATTTTCTCATACAAATATTAATGAACTCTAAATTTTTAATTATTAAATCGTCATGTAGAAAAAATATTATCGTATCATCAGGTAGATTGAGATATTCCATGGCCTGGTCAAAAGCACCACATTCCTCTGCACCATTATAGAACAATTTGTAATCAAATAAATCACTTATCCATTTTGGCGGTTCTTTATGACAACTGAAAAACACCTTTACATCATCATTCATTTTTTCAAGTTGGGATAAAGCATCGTATGTGTCTTTTTGATTATAGTGCCAACCAGTGACTATAAATTGAATCATATAAAACCTATGTATTTTTGTTATTAATAAATATAAACTATCTCTTTCAAAATCAATTATTTTTTGCTACTACTACTAACAAGATTGCTGGATACTTGTGCACTCAACAAACCCTGTATGGTAAAATACAATGATGGATTACGTTTCAGCAATTCCTTAAATTCTTTCTGTTTCCATACCAAACATTCGGTAGTATGTTTTACAACACAAGTCGCAGTAGCTGACTTCTCGGTCAAGAATGACATCTCTCCGACAAACTGACCATCTCGTAATTCGGCTACCTTATTATCATCAACCTTAACATCAATCGTTCCATTATATATCAGAATCAAATCAGGTACTAAATGTAATTGTCGTATTATAACATCGCCAGGCTGATAGGTTTTCCAACAAGCAGCCTTACTAATTTTTAAATATTCAACCGGTGTCATATCCTTAAATAGAGTCTCGTACAATTCCTCATTCTTACCATCCATATTGATAGGACGCTTCTCGTATAACAATACTGAAATATGATATAGATTAACCATTACGAATAATCCGTTCCATCCAATAGGTAACCACATAGGCTCAACGGGTACGGTATAATTAAAGAACATACCAAACAAAGAAGCCACGATAGATAATATGCGTAAATACATAATATCTTTAACAAGATAAGAAAAGGCTATTAACCCAAAAGCCAAATGTCCTACAATTGTAGCTATGTCCATATCACATCTCGGTTATGATTCTTCCCACCATATATACATTAGTGGAAATAGTATAAATACAACAAATAAAATAAAATCAATATTTTCTTTACTCATCATGAATTCCAGTTTAAGACCTCATGATTAGTCGCAGTAATAAATAGTTATTTGTGTCGATTTAATATATCTACAAGTTCCAATGTGAGTTTGTTATATTCAGGATACTTACAAAGCGTGTCTAATAAATTAGTAATTACTTCTGGTGGTATATGGTCAATATCAGGATACTCGGTTAGTATTAATGAAAAGTCTAAAAAGGATTTAATAGCTTGTTCAATCTCATTAGGATGTCCAGGCTGTATACCCTTCTTACCAGTTTTGTAATCATCCATTAATTCATTGAATTGTTTTCTAGTGTATTTCTTCTTCATATCAATATACCTATTGTTATATATAAATAGTAATAAGAATAATGAAGCAATAAAATATATTGCTATACCATGATTTCTCCTCGGTGGAAGGCACTTATCCACATGGATAAAGTATGTAAATAAGTCCTATAGGGAAAAAATGCTTCCTCGATTTGATCACGAGTTAGGAGCCAGACATTTTGTCATACTTTTTTGCCATTCACGGGTAATTGCGCAGGGTTGGGTAAATTAAGGGAATTTATGACATTCTGACAGAAAGGGGAAACTAGCACTATTTTTTAGTGCTATTATTATGCGTGATGAAAGGTGTGAGGGAAACAATAACAAAGGAAAAACCTCACACCTTTTTTTGAGAGAATAAATCTTTGATTGATGTGGTAATCATCTCATACCTAAGTCATTTACCCAAAAGGCCTGTCATCCTCGGAAGCGGCTATTAACCCCCATGATCCATCAATCAATACTTATGGTGGTGCCAGATGTATTTAATACAAGCAGTGTCTCTTAAACCTAACCACCGAAATCTTGTCGGTATTTTTCCATGAGTCTCCGACTTCTCATCACCTCATTAACTTGTCCACTATCCGAGGATTTTAGATAGTGTCTCGGTACATTCTCCCTTAGTCCGTTCTTACCAGCCCGAGTTGGTGGACTTCAAACAGGGTGTCTCTAATTCAATGTTAATACCTCATTTATCATACCTTAATATACGAAGAATAAACGCCAAAGTCAAGCCTTTTCTGCAATTAATTTGCATTTATTTTGCTCGGCACGCGCGATGTGATCAGTCTATCTCTCTATATGTCATTATGTCAGTACCCGCCGAGTGCCTAATCCAAGAACTCATTATATATATAATAGATCGTACATGCTAATTTACGAAAGTTTGGGGAGAAAGTCAAGTCTTTTTTGCGAAATTATAGCAATTTTTGGAACTCTTCAAATGGCATATAGTCAACTTCGGGCTCATCTGAGGGTATTTCTGTCATTTTGTCACTAATATCTGGCGGTATATCTTCTAAGGACAAGCGAATTGGATTCCGTCTATGTCTATACCACCCTTTATTATCACTAGATAGGGTGTATACGCAGTTAAAACATAGTGCTCGTAAATTATCTATCTTGGTATTCTGTGTATCCTTATCCAAAAAGTCTAGCATTAACGGTGGTCGTTTATTATCTATACTGAATTCAGCTCCACAATTACCACATTCACACCTCATCAGTCCTTCCCGTATAGCTTTCTTCAATAATACATCCTCACGATAGGGATTTGGGTTCTCTCCTGATAATATCTTATTAACATCACCAAATACCCTGCCTGTACTACTCCTCCTAATACCCTTATTGGTACTTAATGGAGCCCACAAATCATACTTCAAGCAGTATTTTTTAAAGGTAGGGAACGAGGTATTGAGGTAATCAGCAGCTTGTTTCATGCTTTGAGTACTTTTAATAGCCCATTTAATCCTCTCGGGTGTTAATTCTAATGCTGGTCGTCCTGTTCTGGCCATTCTATTCTCCTATATGACATAATGACATAATTTTTATAGTTAGGTATAAAAAATAGTGCAATAAAAAAAGTATGACAGAAAGACATACGAACTTATTATATTCAAGAATTATTAATACACTACTTTCAACTTAACTATATAAATAAGTAGTGAAAATAACTAAAAGTGGTTAATGGTGGGTTATAGTGTATAAGAATTTCGGTAATACACCCTCAATACAGAGTTATTATATAATGGCCACATCTTTAGATGTATAGTATTTCAGCCTCCATATACAGTACATTATGCCTTAAATACGACCATTATAGAAGAGTTTTTACAAAGTTTAAGCTATTTTTT